TGGATCCTCGGCGCTTGCCCATGCCAGTTGCTTGGTCATGTTGATTTCCGGGCCCATAAGAACACCGGCCTTGAGTGTTATCAGATCCTCGATAACTTCTTCCATGGCTTCATACCAGCCACCCTGCTTGTATTCATCGTCAATGTGATCTTCCATGCGCTCGGCTTTCTTATCCATTGAGTCTTTGGCTTTCTTGCGAACCATATCCTCGTACTGCTCGATACGGTCCCGGAGCTCGGCCGGAGTCGGCAAACCTGGCATGACCGCACGCATTTCCTCGTATGCTTCTTTTGCGATCGCAGACTTGATATCTTCCGGCATTTCCGGGAGATCTGTAGATTCGGTACTGAATGGACGTTCGCCGGATCCAAACAGAATGTCATGTAACACTGATTCGGCTGCCCGGCACTTCACGTCGGTAAGCATCATCTTGATCTCGGAGCCGCCACTATCCTTAATGGCCTGTAACTTGTTCGCGGTGTACCGGCCCTCACGTTGACGCAATGAATCAAGCATTTCACGCTCGATCGGTTGCTTCGCATCCCGGCACCTTACCCATTCAGTTCGGCAAAACCCGGCCAGATTACTTATGACGGGTGATTTGCCGTCCTCATGCTCCTGGTTCTCCTGGGCAACCTGGCGATCTTCTGCCATGAGCTGCTCATTCGTCGTGAAGCCGATCATTCCGGCTGAGTTCGCTATTCCTGCCATGGTTAGTATCCTGCTGCTGCTGCTGGCGCCTTCTCAACCGGCCGGGCCTTGGCTTTGTGCACAACCTTCGTCGTGCCATGCCTTGCCAGATCCGCGAGATACTGAGCCCCGTCATGTGGGTGGCTGTACCTGTTCTTCATAGGTATGTCCTTATAGCGGGCTTCGCCTGCTAACTCCATTCGTTCGTATTGATAGCCACCGAGAAAGCCTTTCCGCAATACCCGGCACTGTCGGTCCATGATGAAACCCGGCTCACCGTCGACCATGGCTTCCAGGAAGTATTCGATGTTGCCAAGCCGGAACGCTATCACGTTGCTGCCTGCCGGTTCAGCTGGCATACCCTCCTGACCCATAACGTCGAATACCGATTCCTCATTATCGTTGAGTGTGACCCCGGAAGGATCTCCCCACACCATGATTGATTCAACTCCTGGGTACTTCTCGGCAAGGTGCGGTCGTAGCACAGAGCGCGTGAACTTACGCATACCCATGCCCTTGCCTTCGGTATCCACTACAACTTCGTCAAGGATCCGCAGTTGTCCCCTGGGTGACAGCTGGCCAATGATCGCGGCCGGTGTCCTACCAAAGTCTACGCCGATCAATAACGGGATCCCTTTGTAAACCACCAAACGCTCTGCACTTGAATGGATCGTATCATTGTATCCAGGGTAGCAAGGCCGCCCGGCGTGACTGGATCCATACTTTCCAAGTATGAAGTTGGCTATCCACTCGGTTGACTTACCCGCTACCTGACGCATCCAGTACGTGTAGCCAAGCGGTTGATGCTTGACGTTCTCACACCTTGGGTTCGGCAAATACACGTTGCCGTCGTCTGTTTCGATCTTGAGCAAGGCCGGTGGTTGCTTGAACAACACGTAATCGTCCGGCCTTTCTTCCTCGAATAGCTTGTACCACCAGTGATCGTCGTCCGGGGGGTTCGTATCCATGGTCACACATGATCTTGTTGGCCCGCCGTCCTTCTTGGCCGGGTAACGTCCAACTCTGCCGGTGCCCATATCGAGCACGTCCTTCGGCACTTCCTTCGCTTCATTGATCCAAAGCGTAGTCAACTCCAGGGAGAGCAACTTCTTAACGTCCTTCGGCTTATCCATGGCCAGAAAGATAAACTCCATGCGATACGCATCAATGCCGCGCTCTTTGTCGCTTGCGTCACCTTCCAGTTCTATTACGGCTTCAATCGGGGATCCAAACGTAATGTTTGAGATCTGACCAAACCAATCCTGAAATGATTTGATCGTTGTCGATTTCAGTTCCGGGTAGGTATTACGCACTACACCATGGCGGCTGCGGGAGATCCCGTCCGGCCCTGGTTCTTGTTCAAGGCCAATCTTGAACTGATCCTGAATACACCCTACTGACTTGCCGGACCCGATCGGACCCATGACCCCGCGCACAAAGCACTGTGAATTATGGAAAGCCGATAGTGTGGGTTCAGCTTCGTATCCAATGTCAATACGCGCCTGTTCCATTACTCTGCGGCGTCCACGGTTACGCCCTGTGGAAGCTGCCTACCATCCGGGGGGCCATAGTTCATCGTGATATGAACACCGCCCGGCGTTGTCGTTGAAGTGTCGTTATACAGGCCCAGGTGCTTGAATAGCATATCCAAGGATGCACGCTTATCAACGAGCCGGATCTTGTGTACGTGTTCTACTTCCCGATTGCCGTCCTCGTCTGTCTCGCCAGTGGCCCGGACCACAACTTCAACTGACTGCACGGCTGCGGCAATAGCGTCCGGTAATGAACGGATATCAATCAGCTGGCCTGCTTCGGTGAACAACTCCCGGATATCAGCGAAGCTCATGTACTGGCATTGTCGAAGCACGCTCTCGGCTGTAACGCCTGTCTCCTTGGCCCTTGCATCCATGGCCTTTTTAAGAGCCACCTGGATTACAAGTTTTGACAAGTTCTGTGGACCAATGCGATTAGCTGTCTTTTTACTATACCCGGCCCTTATCGCCGCCTGAGTTGCACACAGATCCACAAGGTACTCTTGAACGAAGGCCGCTTGTTTGGGTGTTAGTTTGCTATTCATGGCGCGGCTATAACAACCGAAGCATACCCGTCATAGCCTGACGTTCCGAACAGTGGGCTAAATGGCCCAACATTACCATCCGCGGATAACAACCTGTACCCCATCATCATGCTTGTCCAGTTTGGCACGTTTATTACTGAATTCGCTAAATCCAATCCAGTTACGCCAGCACTCATATCCAATGGTGGGTTCTTGAAGGTGCTAAAAGCCATTCCGACATAGACGCCACCATTCACGCCTGTCCGGGCCGGGATTGGTGGTGCCGACGAGCTTCCCGCATCAGCAACCAAGGAGGTGTTCGTGAACGATGCGGCTATCGCAGACAGTCCGTTACCACTCCGGGACAGTGTAAATGTGTATGTTTCTGGCTCGTCACTTGATGCAACCTTAGTAAGAATGTAGCACCTTGATTCAGCCAATCCTGTAGCGCGGCTTACGTCTGCCGTAAATGGATCATGGGCACTTACAATACAGTTTCTTGTCACTATGCCAATGACAATCATATCGCCCTCGTTGGTGGGCGGCATATTTATAACCGCAGTCAACCCGTTGGTTACTAATGATATTACACTACCAATATAGAACCCCTTGCTGGTCTGCGGCCTGCCTGGATCGTAAGGGCCGCTACCAACAAGACTTTTGAAACTGTACTGCAACCGATTATGGATATTCATTCCAACGGTGTCGAGCCAACCAGGGGGGCCGTCTACAGGCCACTCCCAAAGCGGCCACTCAACCTCATACCTGTCTCTTTGTTCGCGGTAGTACAGATTGTCACCGCGCAAATAAACAATATGAATGTCGGATTGGCTAACCAATGCAAAACGCTTATCGTCCATGCAGCATCGGGGATTAACCACGTCTGCTGCCATTTGTTGATGAACGTACCCTGGGAGGGTCGGATCATACCAATAATAATAGGCTTGCTCATTGACCACATAAACAACAAAAGGATCCATGTTTTGATCGAAGGCTATACTTGCTTCGGTTATTCCAGCAAGCGTGAATAGTGTTGTTGGTGCACCTGTCGTTTGGGGGGTTACGATTATATCATCGTTACTGTAGCTCAGGATCCACTCTTGTACTTGTAGCCCTTGTGACGGGTCATTCAGGGCCACTCCACCCAGTTCGTAATCTTTCACGCCGGATCTTTCCTTTCCATCAGGAAAAAGAAAGTCCCCGGATATTACTGTACTGGATAATTTCGGTGACGGCATCATGGCGGTGTATATCTATCCCACGTAATCCGTCCCTTGAATGTGAAGTTCGTAGTGTTGTTGTGCAAAACACCCTTACCTGTGCCTTGATTGATTAAGCTAATCTGCCAGTTCCCAGAAGGAGTATCCCATCTGAGGGCTCTTATCCCTTCTGGACCAATGTTTTCGTGGGCATTTATGTCAAAAAACAATGTATTCTCATTATAGTGATTACCATTCACATAGGGTAAATAGGTCGGGAAAGAACCAACTCCTTCGTCCTGAAGCGTCGGGGATCCAGTAACCAGTCCTAAATCCCCCGAATACACATAAAAACCCACGCACCGCCCAAGCGGACCAGTAGAGCCCGCTACTGATAGATACCCAACAACCGCGGGCCGAATCACCCAATCAAACGTCTGGCTGTCGATAACGATAGTGCCAGTTACGTCTGTTAATACTGGCTGGTAAAACCGGAACTCATAGGTAACGTCCAAAATCTCATCAAACAACACGGTGACTGTAATTGGATCTCCGTTACCATCCTTAATCAGAGATCGCGTTGTCAGATCTCCTGTTCCAAGAGCCATACCTGCCCCAACTTCTGCCAGAATACCCTCTGCGATCCCAATCCCGAACCTGTATGTTCTCCGAGAAAACTTATAGTACGGATCACCTGCAGAACCATCACCGCCAACACCCCTTTCTTCAAATTGAAGGGCACCAGCTTCCGCTACGTGAGCAACCAAAGCCGCATCGCCAACCGCAGGCACCGGCACCGCACCAGTACCAACACGACAATAGCCACTGTACTGTGGCGGGAGTGACGTTGTGGCGCCACTATTACCGAAATTATCCATCCCTGTATCAGTTATTAAATTATTCTGCCACGGCGCTACCGTTCGCCTGGTTCCGTCCGGCCTGGTAATCCCCATCTTAAAGAGTCCAGCTACGCCTACATGGGCGTTAAGCATTGGCTTTCTTTTTGGTGCTGCTTTCATTTCTGTTTTCCTATACATGAATCAAGGTTGCATCCTCTATGCTGAACTCTGTAGTCGCCGTGTCTGCTGGCTGATCGTGAGCAAGGTAGCTAACAACAATGATCAACGAAACATCTTCTACGCTGAACTCGGTCTGAGCGTTTTCATCCGGTGCTACAAAATCAACATAGCCAACAACAATGACCAGATCGGCTGAAACTGGACTAAACGCCGACTGCGCGTATTCAGTTGGTGCGATAAAATCAATGTAATCGACAACAATCTCTAAGGACGCATCCTCAATAGAAAACGCTGTATCTGCTGTATCAACACTGATTGACCTGTTGTACGCATCGGTCAATGAAAACGCGGTTGATGCGTGATCTTCCGCATAGACCGGATACGGGACACTGGTAAGGTACACGAACTCATAACAATGAAGCGGCAATAATGGATCTTTGGCTTCCGCGATCATTGCCGGGGTAATGGCATAAACCGGCCCAACCGAAGGGCGAATCACGTTGACCATGGCTTATCCCGTAATGTTTTTTACAAATCGTTTCAGTGCTGCCCTTGCACGTAAACAGCCTTCGCAGGGCTCAATCAGCTTGCGGATCCTCTCAATGGGGCTCCTACGTTGAATAGTTTTGGGCGGGGTGGGGGTGAACCTTCTTCTATTCAACGTGGTGGCTGGACAAGTGGCGCAATGCTTAGAATGATATCCCGGACCGCTTCAACGTCCCCGCCGTTGGATACTTCGCCCGCTTCCAGGTCGAAAGTGCCGGTGGATCTGTTGTACCTGATCTTGATACCGCCATTGAACTCACGGTATGAGTGCACCTTCATTTTGGTCAAGGTGCCGGTATCCGGGTTTACCCGTTCGGCTTCGTAAGTAGTTACGCACCCGGACAGGGCGAAGATGATTGTAAGTAAGAGGAATAGCGGCTTCATTTGGTGTGCTCCAGTATAAAAGTTTGGCAATACTTCCATGTGGTTCGTTTCCACCGGGGGTTAAACCAAGCTGAGTGGCCGGGGATCCTGTTGTCCTTAACGTTCGTGTTGCGGTTGTCATTGCCTTGATAGCCAACCGCGCCCATGCGTCCCCAGGGGTGCTTGAAAGGAATGAACGTAGCCAGCTTCACCCAAAAATCATGTTTGGTGTGCAATACCAGCTGGCGCCGAACAGCTCCGGGGATCTGCGTCTTGTAGTTGAGAGCCGGGCTTATATGGATCACAAGGATCTTGTTGTTGTAGTCCGGGCCCATCATATCGAGAGCTTGCGTTGTGAAGTTTCCACCGTTGCTGTGGTCAAGGATCACGTCAGCTGTCTCGAAGGCTTTGGCCAGTCGATACAGTACCCGGCTTTTCCGATACGCCTTGAACATGCGGATCATCCAGATATTGAAATACCCGTAATCGCCTTCGTCCTCGTCAACATCGTGGCCCCCGGCTCGTATGTAGGGTATCAGCTGGTCCGTGGTGTTTCTTCCACCGTCCCGGACATTGAAGCCGTGCACTATTACGAAACGCATAATCTACTTCCTTTTCTTTGCGGCCTGGTACTCACCAACACGCTTAACAGCTTGCCGGCCCTTTGTCCGGTTGACGGATCTGCCTGGCGTAACAGCTGCCTTTATGTTCTCTTTGGCTCCGCGCATATCCTGGAGGATCATGCCGTGCTCACCCATGATTTCCTTGCGCTTCTTTTTCCGGCTCTGTACCCGGTCAATGCGCTTGTTCAATTTCTTCACGGTATGCGTGATGAAACCGTCTTTGCCAGTCTTGCTCTCGTATCTGCTGTCAGTCATTTGCGGGATCTCCGGCGTTGTTTGCGGGCCTGTGCGTGCTTAGAAACCCTTTTGCGTGGGTTGGATCCTTCACCGTCAGTTGGCATAACATCTCTCCTTCATCCCATTACCCACTGGCCCTGCCAGTCAGTGTTTGCGATCGCTTCCGCGAGAGCCCTTGCGGGCCTGGGTGTTTGGTGCCACCACCGGGAATCTTTCATTTCCATTACCCAACCATCCACGTCACCGATCATTACAGCTTCGCGCATACGAAGGAACCTGGACAGCTTGCGTATCCCCAGTTGGAAACCCATGTGAATTAACACTTCCTGCTCAACACCATGCAAGATATCAAAACGGCCAGCATATAGAGCTTGGCACCCGGCTATTGCTTCGAGTAGATCCGATCGCACTTCAACCAGGGCGGCTACTTTGGTGACTGCTGGTGTATCAGCTGTTACTCGCTCCCCGGCCCATATCGTTGAACCGAAGCCTATGGTCCACACGCCAAGGGTGTCGAGATATGCCGCTGGCCTAAAACCCTCGAACATACATTGGCGGCTTATCAGGTGCGATACAGTGAACATAATTTTTATCCAAAAAAAACCCCGGCAAGGGGGGGAGCCGGGGTTTGAGTATTACACCACGAACGGTAAATGATGTAATGGCACTTAATATCAGGGATCTATTTCAAGATACACTGATTCTCAGGTATTGGTGCAAGTCGTGTCAAATAATTTTACCGGCCACCCCCGCCAATGTTTATAAATGGATCCTCGTTTAGATTCCGCGTAGTAGGCCAGCTCACTTCCCCGGTTGATTCATCCTTGTACTGGCCGTTCGGTAGTCTCCTGGTTATCGGATAGGTTTGTTTCTGCTCGGTGCTTTTCTCTTTATCGTCCTTCACTTTCTGTTCTCCCATATTGAGTTAAGTATCCAGCCAAGGCCCACAAGGAGCCCGGCCACTATTGCTAACAATGAATAGATCCACCAGTCGTCAGTCATGCTTCACCACCTTTGAGCTTCTTGCTCTGCTGCCAGTTCGCTCTCCAGATCGTCTATACGGCTTTCCAACTCAACAATGCGCCGGGCCAAGGCCACTTCATAAGGAAGGTTCTTGTCTACCACGATCGGCGTATTGAACTGCAAGATTTCGTGATCCCCTTCGGGCCCAGGTATTCCGATCCCAACTTCTGTAATGGCGCGATCTGAGTTTGGTGCCATGCTTCGTGCGAATTTATACTTCATGGAGCTGGCCACGCAAGCAACCGATTGAGCTCACTATTCACTGTGATTTCGTGACTTCTTCGATCGTGGTTAGCCTGGGAGCCGTTTCGAGCCCGGCACTTCGCCCGGCAAAAGCTACACGACTTGGCTTGCTCGGTAAATCCGCGGGCCTTCATATCTTTGACAAACTCCGCTGGTGGATAGTCCCTGCCGCATTTAGGGCAATGTATGTCTCTCTCTTTCATGTTGTTCCCCAAGGGTAAGGCGGGGCACACGGCCCCGCCTGTGGTGGTTACGGCTGGCCTTTTACAAACTTCGGCCGTACTACGTTCGGACCATCTTCGGCACGTCTGCGGGCCACATCAACCGCTTGCTCCATGCGCCGGATAACTTCGGCCGGGAGTTTCTCGGTCATGTATTCTTTCCATAACGGGCTTCGCGGATCCACGGCATTACCCCAACCTACCGAACGGTGGTTCGCTACAGTCTCTCCGCGATAGTTCGGGTTCCTGCGCCACTGGCGGCTATACCGCTGCTCTGGTGTAAGTTTGCTGGCTGTTTCGTCGGTGCGCGTGTTGTAGTAACGATCACCGTACATGGCAAACTGCCCAAGCCGCAAGCCAACATTCATAAGCCAAAGCCCCTGATTGTTTGCATACACGTTCTTGCGCTGCTCGTCGGTATATTCCCGATCAGGCACAAGGATCCCGTAATGCTGGCTTGACTTCTCCGCGGCTTCCACCTGGAACACGTCGCCATTGGCCAGCCAGTCGGCAACATACTCGTCGATCGCACGGATCCTCACACAACCATACTGATCGTGATCGCTGAAACCGTACTCGTCATACGTCACAATGTTGAGATCCGTCACATTCTGGTTTCCGCTATTCAGGATCAAGATCCCGTCTACGCGCACAGTACCAGTAATGCGGCCGTCGTCGATCAGTGGTGATATCGCGTCAATGATATCGCCGGTTGAAATATCTTGTAGTTCATTCATACCTTTTACTCCATGGTTAAAAACAATTTACTTACTTACACCGATATACCGGCACCTTGGTATCCTTGGCGATCTGCTTCTCGATATCGCCTGACATTGCTTCCAGGGCGTCACCAAGGCGATAAAACCGATAACCAAGTAATACAGGATCCCCGTCGGCCTTCGGTGCTTCGATGATGATATCAGCCGTAAGCGTGATTTCGGGCCCACCATAAAACGGCGTTACCTTGATCGTCATTTGCTTTGGCAACGTCAACACCTTCTCGGTGGTCGCCGTACCACTAATTAAAAACTTCATGCTGTAAAGCAGCTCGGCACTGCCAGTATGCAGATCCTTACTTTCTTTGAACTCGCCCTTTGATAACAGTCGCAAGGTTTGGATGATCTCAAGAAGCTCCGCGCCTGCGGGATCCATCACGTCTGCCATGTTCTGATAAATGAAATCGGCAAACGTGGACTGCTTGAACTTGCGATCGTTCCCATTGAACCACGCCACCCAGGACGGTGTAGATCTCGTCTGGTAGATAGCAAGGTGCTGGCCCCACATGGGCCCGTTCTTTGCTGCGCCGTCACCTGGGGCTTGGTGGTAGTCGATAATTGCGCGGGCCGTGAGATCCCCGTTACCAACCGCGTCAAACTTGATGATCGTGGATTGCTCTTTGTGCTTGAGCAAATACGCCACAAACGATTTGAGACACGTAATCTGGATAGTCTCTTTAACGCGCCGGGGCTTCTCCATACAATCGTCAAGCTGCGTGGTGGTCCAGCCTGGGGGAGCCACAACTACCGGCACTTCGTTTACATGGCCCAGGTACGGCGTTTCTGCCGCCATGATAGGAAACTCTTGTCCTGGGTTCTGTGTTGTTTCATTCATTGGTTGTCGGTCCCTGTAGCTTCGGTGGCTTCAACAACACTTGCCATACCGGGCAGTGGGTTTTGAAGCGGATCGTCGCGCTGTAGGCCGTCGTCGCTATTCACGTAGAACAGTGAGATTGGCCGTCCGAGCTCTGGCGCCGTTCCCTTGATTGACGGCCGGATCTCCATTTGCTCGTTGCTTGGGCCGCGGGGGTGAAGGGCCAGTGTTACCGAGATCTTCCCGGCCCGGCCCGTTTTGCGAATAGCCGAGATCACTTCCGTCATTTCGTCGGTGAGCTCGTCAATCAGCCTTCCGTTATTGATTTCCCTCAATACATGATCGAAGGGTCTGATAGCTTGTTTCATTGGTTTTCCTCTTTAAGTGCGGTGAGTATTTCTTCCCTCTTTGGAATGTCGGGAAGGTCGAGAATCGTTTGTGTAAAGGTTGTAGCCATGTGCATGGCGGTGGCATGGTTGCGCTTGAGTAGCGCGTCCATGGTTGGATCCCCGGTATCAGTTCGCATGATCCGAGCGCGTAAATCTGTCAACATCTGGACGGGGCAACCGTAGTATGCAACGGCCCGCCATGGGCCCAGGCCGCTACCGTCTTTCTTTATTGCCCGCTGGTAAATGATCCAGTTCAGGGTATTGATTCCATAGGCCCAGTGATCGCCCAGGGTGAACATGGGTTTTACGTCGTATTTTTTGCTCACTTTCTTTTCCTGTGCTGGTTGACATTGGGGCAAGTGGCAAAATGTGAAATATGCCGTTTCGGATCGAAATCAGTCTCGTCCTCGTCGTCTACAGAATCAGGATCCACTGGGATATTTTTTCCTGCCGTTGTTTTCATCCATATAATGTAAGCGTGACAGGACCGGCATTGAGGAAGGTTTAATTTTCCGTTCATTGCTTGTACGCCATGAGTGCTTGAAGGAATCCGGCAATGTAGGCCCAAAAGACAATCATGGTAACGAACATTGCTTCGATTAACAGGTGTATGAATTTTTTCACCACTTATATTCCTTTGGCTTTGAATCAAAGTCACTCGGCTTCAACTCTGGCAAGGTCACAACTTCCGTTCCCTTACTGATCTGGATCCTGGTGCGGAAGAAGCCCCGGTACTGCGGGTACTCCCGCATAAACTGACGAGCCAAAAATGGCGCATGATTGTTGTTGATTTTGAAATCGTCCGGCCCAACTACTGCTTGGTCTGTTTCCCACCGGATCCGCTCGATAATACTCTTGGCTGCTGCGTTCTGGAATCCCTGGTGTATTCTCTGAAAAGTGAATTTCAAGAATAGCTGATATACAAGTGGGTGCTTGGTGATGAAATTATCATACTGTTCCTGCATTTGATCGTGTCTGTTTTCCATGGTGCTCTCCGTTCGTTAAATTGCCCCGGCCGGAAGGGGCCGGGGACTTGTGCCCCACCCGAAGGCGGGGGCTTGGTGGTGGCGACGTATTCAGAAAGGTATGTCGTCGTCCTCGAAGTCACTGGCGTTCTGGACCGGCTGCGCTGGCTTGTTTGCCTGCTGGTTCCTAAACCCGCCCTGGCCCTGCTGCTGGCCGCCGTCGCCCCGGCTACCAAGCATCTGCATATCCTTCGCTACGATCTCAGTGGTATAACGATCAGCTCCGCTTTTATCCTGCCACTTGCGGGTCTGCAACTTGCCCTCGATGTAAACCTGGGATCCTTTACGCAAGTATTCGCCTATGATCTCGGCCAACCGCTGAAACGCTACGATCCGGTGCCATTCGGTCTTGGTTACTTTTTCCCCGGTCTGCTTGTCGTTCCAGCTTTCCGACGTGGCCACACTGATATTGGCAATGGCCGCCCCGGAAGCGGTGTACTTCATTTCCGGGTCTTGACCCAGGTTGCCTACGATAATTACTTTGTTTACGCCTTTACTCATATTTCTCTTACTCCGTTTCTTGATTCTATCCAGTTGATTATTTCTTTAACATCACCGACCACCCTGTACCCGGTTTCTTCGTCACCAACGCCCTCGGTTGTTGTAACCCAACACTCATCTTCACGATCATACGAAGGATAAATGGCAACGATTTTATCCCTGTCGATGTAAAGTGGCTTGGTAGTAAAACGGGGGCCATCCAGCCCGGTACCATCAGTCACAACCATTTCAAACTCAACAAACCACTTATCTTTCATGCTGCTTTCCTCTGTGGTATTTCGACGCCAAGGCTCTCGATCTCCTGCGCCATGCTTTCGGTGAACTGGTTTATAGCAGATCTGACCTTGACCGTGTATGCGTCGGCCTTCACCAGCACGTACAACGGGGGCAACTTGGGATGATGTGATTGGAAGTACCAGCGTTGCAGGCCGGTGATCGCCATGGACCAGTGACACTGTTGCTTGTACTTGGTCGGCAAGGCTTCGGCCGTGTAGAGCTCGAAACGCCCAAACTCCTTCATCAAGTACGGCCGGGCCATGCGTCGATATCCGATATGCGTCCGGGCCTTCGGGCACTTAGTCTCCCATCCCATCCCGGCACCTGGCAGCTCGATCAATCCATCAGGTGAGCAACCAGCTGAACCGGCGTCATTGGTGATCCACGCAACTTCCCGGATCTCCATGCCGGTTTCCATTTCAAACAATCCCCTGGCTTCTGCTTCGTACTCGATACCGCGATCGAGATCCTCAGACTTAAACTTGTCTTTCTCGCTGGTGAGTCCGAGCATGGCTTCTATCAGCTCGTCACAGTACATTGCGGCCGAACTCTGTATCTTTCCGGCGACACTTACTACCTTGCTGGCGCCGGACGCACTGGGGATCCCTTTCTTGAGCTCGAACCATTCATCGGTCATTTGTGCAATGTGGTCGTAGATAATCATCAGTAGTTCACCTGCATGTGGGGGATCTTGCCAGTGATAACCAATGTAGCAACGTCTATGGCCTGTTCGTGATTAAACCCATGTTCCATAAAAGCCGCAACAATCTCATTGTTGATTTTGCGCTGGTGTTCCAGGTCGTCTGCGCGGGCTTTATCGCCAGCTGCGCGGGCTTCCTCAATCCCGGCCAGTCGCCTGCGCTCATGCTCGGCTTCGTCGGCCGCTTTCTGCTCGGCTTCCCGTCGTGCGTTCTCTGCACGTTCCTCGGCTTCGCGTTCAGCTGTTGCGGCCCGGTCCTCGGCTTCGCGTATTTTCTCAGCACTCTCAAGCCGCACCCGTTCCCGTTCATCCTCGCGGGCCTTTTCTTCCCGTTCTCTCGTTTCTTCCTCGGCAAGCCTGAGTCGTTCCTTTTCTTCGAGTTCGGCAATGCGGGCTTCCTGGGCCTTGACCTTTTCCTCACGCAACCAAAGCTCGTGCAGGGCGTAGGCTTCTTCCTCGTCTGCTACCAGCTTGTCGGCGTCGGCTTCGGCCTGGGCAATCTTTTCCTGCTCGGCTTCCCAGTCGGTAAGTGGCTTGCGAACTTCGTCCCGAAGCTCGTCCAGGTACTCGCGGGAATGTTTACGCCGGTTGTCGATCTCTTTAATGGCCGCCTTTTGTTCGGCTACCAGATCCTTACCAGCTTTGTCGATCGTGGTCTTGGACCGAGCCACATTGTAAGCAGTGGCCGCGATAAACTTCCGGCCGTCTACTGTTGAGAGATCCGGCACAAACGACATTGCTTCTGTGCGAATACCCACAAGCATACCGTCCAGAAACTTACCCTCTTTATCGAACAGCTGTAGTGCGTTGACGTTCTCGATAGGTACGAGTTGTGTGGGCTCGGTTACTTTCTTTGCCGCCCGTTTCTTGGTTACTTTTTTCTTAGTCATTACCGTTCTCCTGCATTGAGTATTTACGCATTATCAGGTTTTCAATCACTGTCCAGTTTTGCTCCCTGATATCCTCCAGGCAATCAACCCCCTGCCATTTAAGTAGGTGCGCTTCATCAGCTGCCCCGGCTTCGATCGCTTCTTTGATTACACATACCTGCTTATCGTCGATCGTCGCTACTGGGCCGGTGTTGCCGTCGTTATCAACGTCCTGCGTAGTAGTGAAGTTAAATATCAAGCCCATCAAAATTACTCTGGCATACGTTATGGCTGATTTGGTTCCGTGAATAACGGTTTTATTGACGGTTCCTTGTGGCCCGCGAGTATCGGCCGGAAGGTCAACGTGATACGTCTTTGTGTACCCACCAACATGATTGAGCTCGGCCAAGGTGCGGAACCAACCATCATCAATAAGTCTCTGGCTGGCACAGTCGCCAGTGCTAAATGAAAGCGAGAAACCCTCTTTCGTGTAGTGCGGAGCCAGCGCACTTACAATGGTTGTGAGTTTTGAGTAACGGCTACCTGTTTGGTCGTTCTCAGCATCAGCAATAACCGGCTCGATACTTTCCTGCACCGTGGCCATGGCCACAACAAATGCGTGCTTGGCCTGCCGATCTTCCCAACGCTCCTGTAGATCCATCAGTTTTTCTAACTTCTCTACATCAACGTCCTGGGCGGCCGCGACTGCGATCATCTGAACATACGGGTTCGCATCTACGATTGCCGGGGTCAGATCCTTTTTTATGGTGAGCCCGGTATTTTCAACGTTACCGTGTTCCGGGAAAGGTTCGATGTGTTTGCTTTTGGGGGGATCCCCGAAGGGTACTACCTGTTCGTGCTCTATCGTTCTTCCGTTCATGTGCTTTCCTTTGTTGGTAGATATCAAGACGCTCGGTTGCGTCCAGGGGTATTGTGCTTGGTGTGATTATCATTCTGCGCGAATGGTCACGGCCGATCTGGCGCCGGATCCAAGCGGATAGTTTCATAACTGGAACTTCCTGTAGAGCCACACGCCAGCCATGGAAGCCAGTGTGCAGACCACAAAAAGGAGGAAATAAAACATACATCTATTAAACCAAAAGATTGGCTATCAATCAACTATATATAAGGAGTAATGTCACATTTGTTATTGACCTACTCCATTCCTTTGGCTGATAATCAGAAACATGAAAGCAAAAGACGTGAAACACATAGCCCATTGCCGCCTTGTAGCCCTTACTGAACGTCTTGGGAACAAGATTGCGGCCGTGAACATGGTTACAGAAAACAACGGTCCATCAGAGTCTTGGACGCGGAAGTTCTTAAATGAGGAGATCACCAACCCCACGGTTGATCGCCTGGATGAGCTGATCGCTGCACTGGACCTGATTGACAAAGCGGAAAAAGCCGCCGCATAACCCAAGGTACAATAATTGTACCCAACACTTTACAGGGGATAAGCGTGCTACATATAGAAAGGGCCATAATGTAATGGCCAGAATAAGAACGGTAAAGCCAGAAATGGCTCAGGACGAAGATTTAGCAGGATGCACATTTGCCGCCCAGTTGTTAGCAGTTAGGATCCTCAACCACTCAGACGATGAAGGCTACTTCAAGGCCAATGAAATGCTGGTCCGGGCCGCCTGTTTCCCACTCATGGAACATTCACTGAACGTTCACGGATTACTCACTGAGCTTTCAAACATAGGTTATTTGCAGCTGGCAGAAGGCGCCGACAAGAAGTTATACGGGTTCGTCACGAAGTTTACGTCACATCAAAAGGTGAACCGTCCATACGATAGTAAAATCAAGCCCTTAGTATCATTCACTGAACATTCACTGAACGCTCACGAACCATTCACCCCCGGAACAGGGAACAGGGAACAGGTAACAGGTAACAGGGAGCAGGGAAAGGGTAAGGGAAAACAGCCGCGCAAAAAGCGCACGGCCCTGCCGCCTGACTGGATCCTTCCTGACGGCTACCGCGAGTACGCTGTAAAGAAACGGCCGGAGCTCTGTCCTGATAAACTCGCAGCTAACTTTCTTGATTACCACATTGGTAATGGAAAGTTAATGATGGAC